ATAACCGATTTGAGACACCAGCGTGAACACTATGATAGATTCCTAAAATGGGCCATGAGGATTTGGATGCAAGAGGTGGGGGAATGAATATGAGTTTTGTAACCACGGATATTGAATGGGCTGTGATTTCAACCCGTTTTGTAACCAACGACGAAGAGTTTCATCATATGTGGCAATGTGAAGATGAGGTTGATTCGCCCCCGTGGAAGTTTTGTAACCACTGGTTGGGTTTCGGTGGGTATCTTATCAATCTCGGAGAAATCTGATTTTGTAACCACGGCCCGTTTTGTAACCACGGCCCGTTTTGTAACCATGTTTGTTTTTGTAACCACAATAAATATTGTAAAAAACACTAAAAGTTACAAAAACAAATGGTTTTGTAACCAAACCCCTCAATCCAAACAATTATATACCTACCCCGACTACGTAGGGTTATGGGAACACAGACGATGACCAGCACACACGAGATGACCACCTACTCCAATTGGGGTAAGGTCGAGAACGACACAGACGGCAGCGTGACCGTGAAGAGATTGACCTCAACCACTGGTCAAGTATTGGTGGCTATGGGAACGAAGGAAGGCGCATACATGAAGATGTCATTCAATGACGCTATCGCTTTCGCTAACGCGATTTTGGAGGCCGCTCAAGATGGACACGCAGTCGAGGACCGATACTGCTTCTCACACGAGGAAGACAGGGAACACGAGTGGAATCACCACGAGATGGTTCCAATGACAGAGCAAGAGAAGTGGGCGCATGAAGCCGAGATTGCAGCAGACGCGGCACTTGACAGGCACATGGAGATGGCCGAGAACAGGCATTTTGAGATTATCGGCGGCGACCTTGACCCACAGGAGCCAGAGTGGTATTGATGACTGAGACATGCACCTGCGGTCACCCCTGCGCCCACATTTGCGCTTGCGTTTGCACTTGCTCCGACAGGAGCGATACCTATTCAGAAATGGCTTGTAATGGCTACACCTACGAGTATTGCCATGATTGCGACCTTCCCCTCCCTTTTTTGTAACCAAAGATTAGTTACAAAAACAAATGGTTTTGTAACCATGACAATACTAAAGTCGCGGTTACAAAAAGTAGGTGGTTACAAAATCGTAACCATTCGCTAATTCAAAACAATTATATACCCCCACCCCCTCCTTTAGATTAGTGGAGGAAGAGGAAGGCACGGCCACCGGCGGACATCTCAGAGCAAGCGAGAAGAGGCGTCGGAAGAACAGTCAGTAAGAAGCAGCGAATCAGAGTCCCACCCCCCGAAGGTAAAAGCGAACGTCTAAGGCTTGCATAAGACAACGAGAAAAGCCGCCGGGGGGGAAACTCCTTTTTGTAACCACTTTCTGTGGTTTTGTAACCATACTTTTGTAACCGTTTTTTTGTAACCATTTTGTTTTTGTAACCATTGTTGTTATTCCTACGGTTACAAAACCAATTGTTTTTGTAACCAAGTTAGAAATCGACAGCCTTAAGTAGGGACACCCCCTCCGAGTAACATGGCTCTTGAAGCGATTGTGAGGAATGAACAAATGAAGCGAACGATGAAATTGAGTTTCGGCACTGGTTTTGTAACCTTCAAGGAAGGTGACAACAACCCTGTCAGGATTAGTCCTGTGTCCGATTCTACAATGTGGGAACTGTTCGACATGGCCCGCGAAGCGGACTACACGGCGGAGATGGTAGCATGAAGTGGACTAATCATGTTGAGTGGCGCAGCAGCGAGGAAGATTATGCTTACTGCGCTCATATCCTCGTTCGACAGAACGTCAAGGGCGCACGAAGAGAGATGCACGAGTATTACGCAGACGACACCGCCGACCTGTGGAACCACGCTATTGAGTTCCTTGCGGAAGGCTTCTCGGTCATTTCAGTTGACTTGTATGAGGTATCTTGATTTTGTAACCATCTTTTTGTAACCACTCTCTATCCCTGATTTTGTAACCATCTCTCTTTATGGTTTTGTAACCAAATCTCTCTCTTTGTTTTTGTAACCATCTCTCTCTATCCCTCTTTTTGTAACCATCTCTCTTTTCTCTCTCTCTCTCTTTTTGTAACCATGTGTTTTTGTAACCAGTTGCCCGGCGTGTTTTTGTAACCATGATATTTTGGGCTGAATTGTTACGCCTACGTGAGTCATGCGATTTCGTGCCGTGGTTACAAAACCACGACGGACCCAAAACCGGTTCGGAAGGGTCGAAAATGGTTACAAATCCGGCGAGTATTCATATACCGGCATCCGTTCGGCAGGGGTATGTCATACGACATTGGAACACAACTTGAGAACGAAAACCCGCAGACAGCGGCCCGCTTATCGGCCCTTGTCGCGGTTGTATGGACCCTATCGTTTGGGTTCATTCAGAGCGTAGTAAAGGCGGCCGGAGTTCCGGCCCTCACTCGCTACGACGACCGACGAAAGACCGCACGGAGCGCACATGCAATCCGTGAGTCGCTGGCCCACATGTGGGACATGATGGAAATTAATACCGCCCCCCATAGCGATAACTTCCTTCCTGCCTCACTCGTTGGACACGAGAAGGTCAAGCCGATTCAGTCACGGCTAACCAACGCAGCGTTGGACGTTGCACTTCGGACCTATGCCCTGAACCCAAAGGGCGTTGGCTACTCCGTGAACGTCCTGCAATCTGGCAAGGTGAAGCACCTCGTCAAGTGGGCAGCGGTATGGCCTAAGTGGATTCGTGCCGTGTTCGCTGCTGGTGGTCACAATCCACGCAGCAAGCGCAGCGCAGATGAAGCCAAGCAGAACAGCAAGGGCAACGTGCATGACGGATACCGGTTCTACTGTAACCGGTGCAACTCATGGAAGGACAATGACGGCGATGTGACCTCAGATTTCGGTCCACAGTGCTGCGGTGATGTAACCGTTCGTGCAGAGCGCACAGGTGAGCAGTCCGACGCATATGAGGCTAAGGTCCGCATCCCTGTCATCCATCAAAAGCATTGGACCATGAACAGCATCACGCTCAAGGGAAACAGCAACGACAGCGGCGACATCATCGCAGAGAACCCATACGACAACAGCCGCTCACGCCCCAACTACAACGTGGGCCGATTGGTGAAGAAGTTAGAACTCGGCTCAGGTCGATTTCACCACCGCATCATGGCAACCGTCATGACGCAGAATGAAGGCTACGCCCATGAATCACGCTGGTTCGTTTGGGTTGCTGTCCCATGCTCCCCCGATGGTGACATCAAGGACAAGCAAGCGTTGAAACTCAGTAAGTTGACTGTGCCAGAATGCAACGAGATGATACGCACTCACAACCAGTTGCAGAACCGTGATGCGACCATAAACGCGGACTGGTCCGCAATCAAGGCCGGTCGAAGTGGCAAGGACACTCAGACCCTGAAAGGTATCTTCACCTGACTGATACCTGATTCCGGGGGGTGGCTTCGGCCACCCCCCACCTTTTTTTTTGTGAAATACACTCGGTGCATTTTCTACACCGATTCAGTTTTGAAATCCTATCCTGAATCAAGTCATCAAGGACATGCTCGGAATTGTCGATTCCTTGCGTGAGGATTGCGCTCAGAGGCCGTCCTACTATGAATAGGTCCAGACCTACCACCGCACCTATGAATAGGCCTCAGAGCGATTATACGCACTCTTTTGGGATATGATACATATTCCCCTCCAATAATAACATATTGCTCGTCGGCTGGTGTAGGCTACCACCGCACAATTTTTTTTACCAAAAAATCCAAAACGAGTATATATTACCTCGTTCTTCTGGCTACTCCGCCGACACCGCCACTATATTGTCGTGGCAGCGTTTCACCTGCACTTCCGCCAATCCATTCGCCGCCGGTCAAACTGCCCATAACCACGGGCATTGGGTTGTTAGGAATCTGCAACTGGTCAACGGCGTGTGCAAAGGCCATAACAGTATCGTTGTGTTTGCCCAAGTCCACAATCAGTCCATCTCTCCACGCATGGGTTTCTAATTCGCCCAACAAAATCTCGACCAGTCGTCGTGTGCTGTCGTCGCCATAGGGGAATACCAACTTTTCCCGCTCAAACCAGACGCGCAATCTATTCATCAAGCCCTGTTTCAACGTGCGATTGCCCACTCGACTCTTACGATAGTCCACAACTGCGCCCTTCTGTGCCAGCAAACTCTCATACATCTGTTGGAAACCTACATCCTCAGCAGCAAGGGGTGGATTACCATATGCTCTAAGCAACTCAATCAGCACATCGGCCTGTCTGTCCGGTGCAAAATCGTTACGCCTCCACAGATTAACTAAGTGGACAAAGCCCTCTGAGTCCTGACGCACCACAGCAATCACAGAATAGTCCTGACCTAAGCCATGAGATGGGTCAAAGCCGATTACATAACGAGAATCGTCATGCAACTTCTCGGTTTCAACCAAGCCTTCCATGTTTAGATTCTTACGAACCAACATGCGAGGATATACTGCTGCTTCATCGTCAACTACCCTGCACAGATACTCCTGAATGAAAGATAACTCGCCCATCGCCTGTTTTTGTTCTAACAGGAAATCAATTGGGCGATACTCAGGCCACAATTCCTGTGGAGGATTGTTTTCGGGGTCTTCTTTATGTGCATCCCAATTTTCTACGGCACTCCATACGCCGCTTTTCCACACCTCGCTTTCCAGCATCTCTGTGTGATACAAATCGTTCATACTCATAGGTGTGCCGACAACATATATGCTTGTGCCGGGACTGAGCATAGGTGTGACCTTCTTACGGAACCATTCGCGGACGACATTCATGTTCATGTCACCCATATCATCCAGAACGTCATCAAAAGCGATAGCCGCAGGATGCTCACCACGAATAGCGGACCCGACACTGGTTGCGCGAATCCACGCACCGTTTGTCAGCCGCAACTCTAACTTGTTACCGCGTCGTGGGTCGATATACCGTGACAATTCAGGATGCCGCTTCAAGTCCTCACGAATCTCTTCAAGCCTTCTAACTGCCAAGTCCTTACTGGCAGAAAACAACCAAATGGTGAACGGTTTCCCGCGCCACTTCTCAAAAAGACACTGGTGAAGTAACTTTACCCGTAGAGTAGTGGACTTAGAATGGTCACGAGGTGCGATGACACAAACGCGATGAACTTGTGCGCCTTTACGCTCGCCGTATAGGTCCATCCATTCACCAATATGCTTACCCCACGTATATCCAAGCCACTTGTAGAAGTATTCAATATCCGTTTTACTACGGGCCATCGCAAAAACAGAATTGCCCACCACACTAAATCACCTCGGGCCAAGAGCCTTAGCACCACAATGAGGACATATCCTTTTTAATGCCTTACTTCTCAACATGCGATTAGTTGCCCAACCACAAACGCGACACTGAGCCGCTTCCCATTCAACTCCCATCTCTTACCACCCTCATATATCCACAGTATGTGCGAACGCCTTCAATATACACAATATGTTTAGTAGCGCAGCACATTTTTTCTGCACCACACTCATTACACCGCCGTAATTTCAGGCTCTTATTCTTCGCCATTTTCCATCACCGGCGCATACAAACTGCCCACTAAGCCTTGTTCACAGTCGATAATGTGAGCGCACAGACCGGGGCGTGAACGATACCCGTGTCTTGCGTGATACCTGTCGGTTCCTGAAAGGGATGGTAACTGCACAACAAATGCGCCGTCCTTCTCAACCAAAGACCGATGGTGCAAGTGACCGTGGAACCAAACGTGGTTTTCACACATACCCCACTCCTTGCGCTTTTCCTGACTCATAAGAGAAGGAAGCCTTGCTGGTTTAATGGAATCGCCATGCGTAAAGCCTAATAGGTTCTCGCGCCACACCACATACTGGCGTGTGCCAGCGTTGATAACCACTTCTACATCTTCGGCATTCTCATATACTGCGCTCAGATACATCATAAGTGCTATACTGGTCATACGGTCGTGATTACCCGGCATGAAAACAACCTGCACAGGAGCGACAGCGCGTAGCATCTCGATATGTTCACGAGCCATCTCGCAACCACTCATTACAATCTGACCGGGAGAGCCAGCCACATCTTGCTGCGTCCCGCGCGTAGTAGTAGCAGCATCGGTATCGACATGGAACCAATCGCTACCCGTAGGAACAATAATCTTTTCAGGTTGGCCCGGAAGACGACCAATCAAGTTCTTGGTCTTACTAACCAGCCTCTCTTTGGCAACTTCAAAGCCATACGCCTCGCCTGTTTCGTCTTGCCAGCCATACATACCCCAGTGGAAATCCGTAGGGGAGATGACTGCCACATACTCTGCCATAGCAGCCTCTAATACAATTGGTTCATACCTCTTAGAGTGGTCTACATCGACCAATAAGTTGCGGAACTCATTAAGAAGATAATAGTCCAATTCGTTAAACGCCTCGGCATCCTTCTTCATTTGATTCATCATTTTGACCTCAGCCTTCTTCATGAAAGACATACGCTGCTTTTCGATAACCTCTTCAATCAAGTCGTCTATCGGACGAGCGAGCATATCTCCGTCTGTAAATGGGTCCATGTCGTGCTTCCACTCATGCACCCGAACATACTCAGCAATCCACTGGCGAGGAAAGTTGAACTTCAAGGCCATCTGGCTCACAGTGTAGCCCTTGCCCATAAAATCGCTATATGTTTCGCGCATAAGCCTATGTGTATTGCCATCAACGACCACCAAACCCGAATTAAGGCTGGTAATATACCTATCATTCTGCTTATCATGATAATAAGGTTCAGTCATCAACCAATCTTCCTCTATATCTTTGAACTCACTTGGGTTAGGTAACTCCATTTTATTTCTCAGCAACCAATTACGAACATTTTTTCGCCAACTTTCTGCTGCTACTTGTCTATCATCAACGCTCGACAAAAATCTCGCAAACTCAGTTAAGTTGCTCCAACCTTTTTCTACATGGGAGCGAATCAATGCTTCAACATACATCGCTCTCGCCGTTTCATTTCCCGCCATAAACCTACTAAATGCCGATTGGGTTATAAATGGACCCGTTACGTTATTTGATTTTATTGTATTTACAGCCTCAAAAAGAATTAAACGCACTACTGAATCGCAAAATCGCTTATTATTTTTTTACTTCATTAATGTATTAAGGTTTTCCCTAATAATCTAAAACATCTTTGAACAAAAAAAACAATTAAACAAATCGCATGACTGAAAGCCATTGATTTTTTCTGACAAAAACATAACTAAGAAAAAGAAATAACTATGGCGAATGTTCATACAACGCGCGAACCCTGTGCGGACTAATGGACGATAGAGAAATCTTGAACCGCCTATACCTCATTCAAGGGAGGCTGGACGAACAGTCCCGCGTATTCAATGAGTTTCGCACTCATTTCAAGCCGATTTACGACAACTCGGCCCGTCTTTTGTCGGTCGAAACCAAAGTTGACGAGATGCAGAAGGACATTCGTGAGATTAAGAACGGTCCGCTTTACGCCGTAGACCGCGCAATTAACAAAAAAGTGGCAAAAAGCGGTGGATTGTTGGCAATTTTGCTAATTTTCCTCCAATCTATCACAATGATTTAAGAACCACCGGCAACAGTAGCCTTTCATGGCAGAGCGTCAGCGTCGATTTTCATTCTTCCGCCGAAGAAACGTCGAGGCAGAAGAAAAACCACAAGAACGAGTTGCTACATCTACACCCCTGCGCGTGGCAGCGGGTATTCCCGACATCATGCGAGACACCGAGGTCTTGCAGAAAGATAGTAATTTCGACAACGAGTTCGACCTTTACGACAAAATGATTAAGTTGGACCCGGAACTCAACGGTGCAGTCCGCGCAGTTTCGCTTACAGCGAACAATTACGAAGTGGACTTCTCACGCGGGAAGAATGCTACAATCCGAAATGCAATCCAAGACCTGATGGAATCCCTTGACTTTGATGACTTCCTCATCAACGGTATGCGCTCCCTAATGGTATATGGTAACGACATAAACAAGATTGTAGGTCGTGCTGGCACAGGAATCACTGACCTGCAAAGCCTTCCCGTGAAACAAGTCACAATTGTAGACGACCGTGGTGGCCTCGGCTCTTACTTCGTGGCAGACGAAGATACACCTATCTCACGCGCAGTTACATACATGCTACGCGAAGGAACGATGTATGAACAGGATTTTCCCGCTGACGAAGTGCTGCATATCCGCCTTGACTACCGTTCCAACTGGTTCACAGACAATAAAGGACGCAGCACCTACGGTGTGTGGGGTGCTTCCCGCTTTACCTCGCTAAAACAACCTATACGCGCAAAGTATAACACAATTAACAACCGTGTGAGCCTTGAAGATGCGATGACTAAGCAATATATCACTATTGACAAATCTGCCATCGAGCATATCCAAGACCCCAACGAGCAAAAGCAGCGTCTACAATACATCATAGATGAGGTCATCAAACTTTTCGATGGACTGCGAGGCGACCAAATCCCAGTGCTTCCGCACTACGTCGAACTGCATCATGTTGACTTACAGAATACAATTCCTCAGTCGTCCCAGTTCCTTGACAGCATTAACGCTGACATTGCCGCTGTGCTACAAGTTCCTCGTGTTGCTGCTGGTCAAGAGCAGGGTAGCACCTTCGCAGCCACATACAACGCAAACCTTTGGGCTGTCCAAGCAATTAGCCGCCTCCAAAAGATTCTTGGTGAGGCCGTCCACGACCTTTTCTCCATGCACCTTGAACTTCTTGGTATTGCTCACACCAAGCGTGACATTCCACCTATTAGATTTGAGGCTATGGACAGTGAAACACCCCTTGCTATGATGCAACGAGCAGTTCTCGGTTACAACGCGGGTATAATCACACTTAATCAAGCCTTAGACATAATTAATCTACCATTTGCGGGTCGAAAAGGTAACGAAAGGAAGGAACTTTCAAACAACACTCAAAATATGGGAGAATTGCCCCGTGAGCATTCTCAACCGGGCGCGTCGGAGATGAAGGAAGATGGTGAAGAAGGGAGCGAGTAAGTCATTTAATGACAAGATGGTCAGTAGGACCGTCATCCCAGTAATTTACCTCTGGATGATTGCCTCCGGTGCAGTCGTAGGTATGGGTATCTTTTATCCTGATGTCGTCTTAATGAATCTTGATGGTTTCATTGCACTCATCGCTATTATCGGTGGGGTTGCTGCACCAGCATTCAATACTCTATTACGCATGTGGGAAGCAGAACAAACCGCAGAAGGCGACTTAATCCCAACGGATGCTGAGCATGAGCGCGTAAGGGAGGCCGCTGAACATGAGCATCAGATGGAGATGGAGAAGAGGTTGGAGAAACCGTGGGCGAGTGAGGGCGATGAGTGAGGGGCCTGACGACTTCGACATGCTCGTTCGCAAGGCAAAAACTCTTGCAGAAGCCACAGGTCGCAGCGAGGAAGATGTCCTTGCAGACCTAATGGATGACGGAAAACTCAACGAATCCAACCGCGATAAGCGTGACCTTGTGGCTGAACTCAAAGAGGCCGCAGAACTTATCAACACCGTCCAAGCCATCAACAAAGAAGTATCTGATAACAAAGTGTTGAATGGTGGCGACAACAAGACAGAAGTTGCCATCGAAACCACGCTTGAAGGCGATATTGTAGACCGGGCCATCGAATCTGTTCAGCGCAAAGCAGAGAATATTAAGAAGATTATTATCCTCATTGCTCCTATCTTCCTACTCATTGGTGGGGGTGGAACGCTTGAAATGTTCGGCGTGACTGACTTCACGGGCGACGATAATTATGAAGACCCGTATAACCCCGATATAACCACGCCTGATATTTGGGGCTGCACTGATTACAACGCAGATAACTATGACGAATACGCAACGCTGGATGACGGCACATGCTATTATGTCATATATGGATGCACAAACGATGCCGCGCCTAATTATGACCCCGCTGCTACCGAAGATGATGGTTCATGTGAACCAGACCAACCGCCTCCGCGTCCCGGCTGCACAGACCCCGAAGCAGATAACTATGATGATGAGGCACAGGAGGATGACGGCTCCTGCACTTACCTACCAGAACCAATACTGGGATGCACAGACATAGAAGCAAACAACTATCAGGCCGAAGCAGATGAAGATGACGGTTCGTGCGAGTATGACCCTGACCCCATACTTGGATGCACCGATGATTCGGCCAACAACTATGATTCCACAGCCACAGAAGACGATGGCTCATGCGAGTATGAACCAGAGCCGATATACGGCTGTATGGACGATACTGCAAACAACTATGACCCTGACGCAACAGAAGATGATGAGTCATGCACATATGACCCTGAACCTGAATGTGAAGTAGAAATCACCAATCATTACCGAGGTCATTCTCCTGATGGGCCTGATACAATCCTAATTGCCTTCCGTGTGGTTCCGACCGATTGTGAAGGTGAGACAATAGAAATTGATATTGACATGCACCCTCCCGGCGAAGATGACGAAGTGGACTACCATCACTATGTAACTGTAAGTGGTGATAACCACACTGATGTTTCTCACACCTTTGATGATGTTGCTGTTGGCGTGTGGGTTCCTCGCATCACAGCAATGATTGATGACGAAGAACTTGAACGTATTTGGATGTGGTCGATAGAGGTTGAAGAACAGGTTTGCGAGATTAACCTATATGGTATTAACATAGGAAGTAACAATACATCTGCTGTTGTATTCTACGACCTTGACTGCGGCACAGAACCTAATCAATTAGATGGCTACAACGTGTCCGTGCAGTTCCTTGTGTATAACATCAATTCAAGCAACGGAACTAATCCCCCCATTGAATACAACACTTCCTTACATTATGTTCAGGGTTATGCAGATGACCCTCAGATGCTTCGCCTAAGTAACTTCACTGATGGTAACTCTACACACTATGATTTCTACTGGTATGCTATTTGGACTGATGCAGACGGTAATCAACAAATGATGGAGCGCAAGTGGCTAAATAGGGAGTTATCCCCATGAAGTTCAAAGTTATGAGCGAAAAACAAATTAGTTCCAACACAGACAACTTCGTAACGGCTGAGGAAAAAGGTTATCCTGAAATCGTTGCACCGCTCACCTATTTCGTAAGAGTTAGTCAAGACGAAGTGCTTGGCTATACATCATATAGGGACATGGGTGGTTTTTACTTCGTAGGTAATACCTTCATTCATCCTAATGCGAGAGGACAAGGCGTGTATAGTGAATTACTTTCACATAGGAACCGCTGCCTTCCTGAGAAGCCAAAGGTTACACTTGTCAATCCAATCAACGGAACTAATCCAGAAATACTGTTCGCTCAGGTTGAGAAGCAGGGTGGTATTGAGGTTAGTTGCTACGAAGATGTTGCGGATATTATGTCCGAAGAAACATACAACCATCTGGTAGAATTACCAATCTTCATTTACAGGTGATTACATGCCAACACGCGGAGCAGATGAACCACGGGACGATTTCCTTTCTCGATGTATGTCGGATTCAAAGATGGTAGACGAGTTTGGTAACAGCGACCAACGCTATGCGGTTTGTGTTAGTTATGCTGATAAGTCATCCAGCGCGTCAGATACAAACATGGCTTCGGACGAAGATGTTTCTGTTGAGGCGGAAATGGAATACTGCGATTCCTGTTCATCTCAGGACAAGTGTGCTGAGACAGGGCAATGTAACGCTCAAGCGGCAGAACCATCGCCAAGTAGCGAGGAAACCCACCAAGAATACATGACTCGATGTATGGAAATGGGCTACACTGAACAACAATGTATGCTCGCACACGAGGGACACGAGTTCGCTGCTGAGAAGGATGATGATGAGTATGTCTCCGTGACAATCGACCTTGAGGTTGGTGAGATACAAGCAGTTCTTGAGGCATCCACAGGCAACACTCTTATGGAAATAACTGGTATTGCATTCCACGAAGGATTCAACAAGAATGGATGGTCCCTTACGCGGGAAGCAGCAGAAAAGGTTCTTGAACAGATGGTAGGCGCAGATGTTACTCTTAACCACCCAAAGGCAAGAGAGCAGGGCGCGGGATTCACGCGCAACATGGATGGTGGCGTGGACGAAGCCGTAGTCGGCGTAGTTAAACACGCTTCTATCCATGACCTGCCCGAAGGCAAGTGGGAAGTTCGGTATGTTGCTCATGTAGTCCGCACAGAATTGTTTAATGCACTTGAGTCGGGATTGTGGAACCGAGAGAACTACGGTGTATCTATCGGCGGCACTGGAATCCCCGTATCGTCCTCAGAAGACGGAATTGTTTTCGGCCCGCGCTTTAGTTTTGACCACCTCGCAATTGTCCATAAACCAGCATATCCACGGGCAAATATCGAATCAGTCAAGCGAATTACCCCTGAAACAGAGCCTATAATGGCCGGTGAAATCCTTAAGTATGACTCAGCACTTGACGAGGGACATCAGCAGGTGATTGCTAACATGACAGACGATGTATCGAACAACTTTGAAGCCGACATAGAGGCACAGGCAAGCGAGATTGAATCGCTTAAGGCCGACCTCGTTATGGCTAACGCACGAGTAAATGAGTTTATGGCCGAGAAAGAAGCACGAGCAGAAGAGATTCGCTCAGGTCTTGTTTCTGAGGCTGGCGAACTTGGAATGTCCGGTCATGAAGACCTGTCCGCTGACACTCTTTCTTCCCTTATCGCATCATGGCGCGAGGCTCATCCAGAGCCAGTGCCAGTTGAGATGGCCCCTGTTGCAGAGCCACAGGTTGCTTCCGAGCAGCCAGCAGTTGCATCTGCACAGCCGCAGTCGGTCGTCGCTAACTACCTCAACGGTTCTCTTCTTGAAACCAGCGAGGACGCATATGCTCGCGCATGGAACGCTTGGGCTTCCGCTTGGAACCGCACACTCGCGGTTGCTGAGAAGGACCGCATGAGCGCACCTAACTTCACTGAAATGAAGGAGATGATTTGAAATGGCATACGGACAAGGCGCAGACCCACGAAACGCAACTTTACTGGCTACAACCACTGTTAGTGGTGCAGGTCTTCTATTGACTAACCACAGCACAACCAACACACTCGACTTGTGTGCTGATGGAGAGGTCGCAATCGGTGTTAGCGCGGCAGATTCCTCCCGCGATGCAGACGGAACTCTTGAAACCTCCGGCGCAACCGTTTCCTACTACCCTCTTGGTCCTGTTCTGATGATTCAGTCAGAAGCATCCCAAGATTACACAACCGGACTTTTGGTCTATGCTGGTGCATCCGGCCAAGTTATTGATTCCAACGACCACACAAGCAAGGTTGTCGGAGTATATGTCGGTGAAGGTGTTACAAGCACCACAGCCGGTGATTTGATTCCTGTTAATACTGCGGGACATGCAACTGCTTGAAGGTGATGAAAGATGGCAAACGATACACTCGACACAATACTAAACGTAGAAGCGGCCGCAGGGCCTTTCGCACCGGGCGACCAAGTTCTTGAGCAGACGCTCCGTGACTTCATCCAACTACAATCCAACGTGATTTCCGTCGGAACAAAGGTCGTCGGAGTTCGCTCCGTCCCGTGGCTTGAGTTCAAGTGGTTCACTGGCGTGAACGGCTCATTCTCCTACCCCATCGACGATGTAGCAATCGTAGACCCAACCAAGATTGGAACTGCTAACTACACTGTCAAGTTGGAAAAGGGTCAGGGCCGATGCACTTTCCTCGACGCTGTTCGCCTACGCGGTGAATCCTTTGAGAACATCGACCGCCAGCAACTCGGTATCGTCCGCGCTCGCGCAGACACTATCGACAACCACATCCTAACGAAGTTGATGGCTGGTGCTGACAACTCCGCTGCTGCAACGTCAACCTTCGGTAGCGCAACTGCTGACGAAGAGAAGGACATCCTCGACGCTATGGATGACATCTTCGCTAACGCTCGTGTTCAGGGCGATGAGCCAATGGCTCTTATCCTCCCTGCTGACAAGCGCAGCGCAATGCTCAACACACAGTTGTTTGGTAACGTCGTGGAGTCAATGTCTGACCACCTACGCCGCGTTGCTAACCTAACTATCTACTACTCCCGTGACTTCGGAAGCAGCAGCGCACTCGGTAACGATGCACTACTCATGATTCCCGGTGGAGAAACCGCAGAGTTCTTTACCTACAACGGACCCGGCTTCCAAGAGACAGAACTAACCCGCATCCCCGGTGTCGGTTTCGACTGGCTCCTAAGTGGCTACATGGGAAGCGTAATCCACGAACACCAAGACGGTGCTTCGGCTGGTAAGAGTCATCGCCTCTTCAAGATTACGGGCGTCCGCGCTTGATTCTTGGAGATACGATACTACTACTGAGGTGAATTAAATGGCACAAAACAGAAAGTTCCAGAACTTTGTCGAAAACAAATACATGGCTGACAACGCTGTGGGAACATCCGAACTTGTTGCTGATTCAGTTACCAACGCTAAGTTGTCTCCTGCTCAGTCAAAGACACTCGTGTTCCTATACGACATTTCTCAGGGTGGAAGTGCTGGTGCATACACACTAACTGACACGGCTGGTGGCGCACAACAGATTCCTGACAACGCTGTCATTACGAGAGCAGTTATCGAAGTTGAAACTGCCGGTGCTGGTAGTGGCGCAACTATCGCAATTGGAATCACAGGTAACACTGACGCATTCATTGGGGCAACCGCTGGTGCAGTTGCTAACTATTCCTCTGGTGCGGTGTTAGATATGACCTACCGAAGCAGCAACGGCAACGACCTACCAATTAAGACGAGCGCAGCACGAAACGTGCTTGCTACGATTGCGAGTGCAACTCTAACCGCTGGCAAGTTCCGCGTCTATGTCGAATACTACGAGGGCGCGTGATAGCGTGGACGAGTGGACCGACAAGAACGGCGATGTTTATCAGCGCGTTGAAGGCTCTCCTGACCATGCTCCTGTGTATGAAGTAGTCAGCAAGGCTAAGAAGTCATCCAAGAAAAAGGCTTCTAAGAAGAAGGAGTGAGCCACATGGCTACTAAGGCTGGTCTTGCGAAGCAGTTGCGAAGCCGG